CCGATTCGGTTAGCCGCAAGTATGCCTCTGCGCTCTGAAGTTCCTGTTTCAAAGAATCTATGTTGATGTTCAAAGGGACGAAAGTATTTCAGTTGATTATAACGCATGTCATCGGCAATGTTTATTGCCAAATCTTGCAGTTGACTTTTTAATGGACCCGGTATAGTCTTTAATGCGTCAATAGTTTGTTGGTTATTGTCAACAACATATCGTAAAGCCCTATTCATTAATATGTCTGGGGATAACATCTGTTTTAAGACCTTCTCTTATAAGATAGATTTTATAAACTGCGTCACTTAGTTCATATAATTCATTAGGCGTTAGTTTCCATGTGCTAACATCATCTAACACTACATTATCACGCTTATCTAATCCGTTCTGTAATCGTTCGGTTAGTAAGCGTAATATGTGTTCAACTTGACCAGGAAACTTTTCGCTAAAAGCAATACGATGGCTAGCATTAATCTTTTGCAAGATTAGTGTGTCGTTATATCGTGCGGCTTCAGTAGCCCTTTTAATTTCTTGGTCTCTGTCGTTCATTTTGTCAAGTCCCATGGATTATGTGCTACAGTTTCATTCAATGTGACGAATTCACGGTCTACCCATACATCCCACTGATTTGATTTGTTAACACGATATGTTTGCATAGTAGCACGAAGTCGTTTACCGACAGGAGTTAAACTTCCATCTTCACGCTGTACAACTTGCTCACCACTTCTTGGATCAAACCATTTGATGACTTCTGGACGAGTGCGTCCAAACTTGTCAATCTTTTCACCAACAGGTCGTTGATTCAATGGACCAAGAATCTCATAACTAATCATACCATTTTTGTATTTTCTAAACAACATATGACACTTCATGTCTTTTGCTCTTGCTTCCTCATCAGGATGTGGAAATGTAGGTACATAGAATACATTCTGCACATCATCTCTAGGTGGTAATAGTTTACTGCGCTCAGGTACTTCTTTGATTGGATCAACAGGAACTAATTCTGTTCTATCAATATATGGATTATCTTCACCTACAAATTTACCATCAACTTGTACGCCATTCAATACATCCATAGCAACTTGATATTTGAGTTTGTTTGCACGACCCTTCAAGTTCAATACGATGCCTGTTTGGTCATATACAAAACGCTCAAGTTCTGTAGCCGTAGGAAAGTCAGTCATTAAGCCCTCAATATCAAATTCAGGGTGCGTTAATGCTTGAGTTTCTGTTTCTTGTTTCTTAGATTTTGATTTAGACTTTTTGACTTCTTCTACTAAATCAGGAATGGGTTCAACTGCGTTTTCTACAACAATATCGTTGTCCCATGGACTTGGATCTAACTTTGTATTTTTTCTATTCATAACTTTTCCTTTCAATAAAAAATATTACAAGGGTATTTATACCCCTGTAATATCAATAGCCAGAAGTTGCGCCATTAGCACCTTTTTTACCCATAGTGCTATTGCGTTTGCCTGCGTTACCTTTTGTTGGTCCGCGACCTACATTAGTGTCTGCTTTAACATTCTCTAATGAAGGCTTGATAGTAGGACGATTACCACGACCACGCATCTCTAATGCATCTGTAATCATGTTAGCAAGTTGTGCCTTTTCGCTACTACGCTCGTCTTTTTCGCTCATAAAGGTATCACGCTTTTCTTTATTTCCAGCGTTACCTGTTTGTGGTCCACGACCACTATTAAATGTCATTTTAGTGTTTGATTTCATAATTTTATCCTACGATTTGAACTGGAGTAATGTACATGTTGCCACTAGCACAGTTACCAATAAAGAAACTGTCAACTGCTAACTGTCCATTAATTTTTACAAAATCTGTACTATTTGGTAATACATAAGTTGTTGCTTCTGGAGCAGGTTGCGGCCATACTCTTGTTCCTGTTACTGCAATTGTAAGTATTTCTCCACCAGGAGTTACTGTTAATACATCAATAGTTGCATCACCATTGCCACCTGTAATAGTAATAGTTTCACCAATAGTGTAACTTTGACCTTTGGCATTTGCAACAACTGTGTCAATCGCACCACCTGTCTGAGTAATATCTACGGTCAAGCCTGTGCCACTACCACTTGCTGTAGTAGCAACACCTGTAGCATCACTATAACCAGTACCAGGAACCAAACTTGCATTATCTAATGTGTTAACTGCATTTAATACATTGGCTGTACTAACTGTAACAGTAGCATCATTAGTAGGAGTTGCCCCACCTAAACTTGTACCAAGAACAGTAATTGTTTCAGTAGGAATATAACCAACACCTGCGTTAGCGATTGTAGCACTATAACCTGCATTAGTTACTGTAAAGTTAAACTTAGCATTTGCTCCACTTCCACTGGCTGTGCCGGACACATTACTGTATGCATAGGTCGGAACTGTGCCATCTCCCCATTGAACAGTAGCAACAGCACTATTACTACTATTGCTTATTTTAATTATTACAGGGCCTGCTGTACCAGTAATTGGATTAAAACAATCAGTAACTAACAAATTACCTGTGTTATTTGCTCCATTACCTGCTAAAGTTAATGTAGGACCTGATACTGTGTATACTGTCATAACTATCTCCTATTAGTATTGGCTCTTAGGACCATAGTTGATACCATCAGTTTGACCGGCTGCTACAGGACGACTGCCTTTAACAACTTTACCATCACCCATGCTGTATCCGCTGACATTGATTTTGTCAGGATTGCCTTTGTAGTTCTGACCCTTTTGTGGATCCCAACTACGAGTTCCACTAGGATTACGAACTTGAGTATGTCCTGTGAACATCTCTTTACCTTGTTGTACCTTTGGTTCGTGGCACATAGGTACTGGACGATAACCATCTTTGGTTGCTGATGGGCCAACATTCATTGGCTTGTGGTCAGTATTACCTTTAGTTGGTCCACGACCTTTGTTTACTAAGCGACCATCATTGCTGTGACCGCTCCACTGATTGTGACTGTACTTGTCAGATCCACGACTAAAGCCAGGACCCTCTGCGTAGAAAATTCCATCGCTTTTTTTCATTTTGATTTTCCTTTTGGTTTTTTAGCGGTCTTTGCTGATTGTCTGAAGGCTGCCGCTGTTGGTGCGCCTTTAGATCCTGGCTTACGCATACGCTCGCCTGAGCCTGCTTTGATTCGTTCACGCTTGGCGTGTATGTTTGCGTATAATCCGTTTTTCATTTACATCCCCATCTTGCTCTAGCAGCCTTACCTCGTTCACCCGTCCAAGACTTGCTTCTAGCGCAAAAACTTTTATGTCGTGGATTACTACTATCTTTAGTTGGTGCTTTTAATTTGCTACCAGTTTCACGATTGTATTTCGCACGACCTTTCGCTGTTAAACCTGCGCCCTTACTGACAGGTAGTTTCTCGCCTCGTCCAACGCTAAGTTTAACATTCTTACTCATTTTTTCTTTGCCTTTTTACCAGCACTTTTTTGTACAGAATAAGCGATAGCAACGGCTTGCTTTTGTGGCTTACCTGCTTTCATTTCTGCTTTGACATTCTTACCGAATGCTTCTTTTGATTTGCTTTTAATTAATGGCATAATTGTATTTATTCATCCTTCTTACCGATAAGTTTTGCTAGTGCTTCGCTGAATGCTTGTTGCTTGGCTTCAATAGCATCTTTGCTATCTTCAACTTCAACACGATTGAGTGTGTGTAAGACTTTGTTCAATATCAAGTTATGGTATTTGATGATGAGTTGGCTGTCACCGCCCATTCTTGCTTTGAAGAAATCTTCAATCAGCATTTCTTCATATGGTTTACCATTACTTTTGTTTTCTAGGGAAGTCAATAAACTTTCAATGGTAACTAGGCTTTTAACGCCGGGTTTACGCCCTGCGCCTGGTCTTGCGCCGCCCTTACCTTTTTTCTTGACTGGTTCTATAGAATTCATATTCATATTTATTTCCTTATTAAATACTATTTTGAGGCATAGCAATGAACTACACTTGGAGACCCGCTGTTGGGACAGATGTTGTCAATATCGTCAACATGGCTGAACAACACTTTCAAATAGAGATTGACAGTATTTTTGTTCCCGAACCTGCTGTCTATAGTCATAATATCACACTAGCAATAGTAAATCAATTTTATAATCCTCTCAGTAATCTAATATCTGTTGCTGTAAATGACGAAAATCAACTACTGGCATACACATGGGCATGTCGTGGGGAAAAAGCGCCATGGTCTGATAATGAGATGATTGTAATTCGCATGGCTCATCTTGACTTACAGTTGTCCACAAAACTACGAATCCAACTAATAAAAGATATGTTAGTAATGTGGGAAAAATTCGCTTCATATTGTCAAGTTCCTATCATTTGTAGCACAACTATGCGTAAAGACCAAACTGCTTTCTTACGATTACACGAAAAACATGGTTATGATGTTCGTGGAAGTTACGCATTAAAAAGAATAAGCACGGCACAAGCCACTCCTGCCAATTAGTTGATACCCAGATTAGAAAATCACAAAATCCTCTGGTTCTTGATAGTGCTTTAGGTGATTTAACTTAATGTGCTATCTAACATCCATACAAACTTAGCCAATGCCAAGATTCTATCTTGTGCGTAATTGGCTATTTCTTCATGACCTTCTGTTTCAGCCACTTCCATAAGTTCTTCATACTCTCCTTTAAGGTGTTCCAAATCATCTTTTACCTCTGTTAATAATGTGTCGCTGTCTCCAAACAATATTGCTGTACTAATATGACTGTTGTTTAATACATCTTGAATTTCTTCAGGCATGACACCATCAATAGTTCTTAATAGTTCAGCGATTTTGTCAATCTGATCCTGTAAATCTTCATAAATTTTTTGTAACAGTTTATGGTCGCTATAAAAATTACGACCAGTAATGTTTACATGAGCAACATGGCTGCGATAATACGCAACAAAGTTGTCATTGAATGTTTGTGTTAGTTGTTCTAGTGTTGTCATGATTTTACTTATACCTATATTTCTCTATTAAATTCAAAGCATTCTGAATAAGTTTTTTATCCATATCATATTTTGCTTTGGATAATTCTGTTTTTAATGTCTGTTCATATGCGTTGCGTTCTGCTTGAGTCATATCAAAAATCTTACCTTCAGTTATGCTCATTTCACTTCTAGGTACATCTTGTTTTAGTGCCTTGAAAGTATCTTCAGGCGTTAACATCCGACTTACATTACTTGGTGCCTTTTTTTTAGGGGCTCCTCTAGACGCATTGTATATGGCATTTATGACTTGTGTTTCTGTCATACCTTCAAGAGTAGGTATACTGTCCGTCACATTTTCCATCAAATACTTTATTTGACCAGCAGTCTTATTGCTTTCATTATACGCTTTCATGCTAGTATCTAAAGGTGTAGTGCCATTAATCATATCAATTTTATCACTAGACCCATTTTTAGCAAAATCATTTATAATGTCTTGATTCATTTTTGGCACAGAGCCAGCAATTTCTCTTCTCATCTGTGCTTCTTGCTTAGGAGTCATCGCTGGCGGTGGATTTTGTTCTGCTCTTTGTCTTAAAACAGCCAATTTGTCTTTGTCTGATAATTTATTAAAATTAGCAGGGTCAAATAAACTGCCACCACCTGCTGAAGGAGTAGTTGGGGGAGGAGTAGTAACAACCGGAGTACCGCCTTCAGGCGCTGGTGGAGGAGGCATTTTCCCCCTAGCACGAATTTGTGCTAGAATATCTTGTCCCTGTTGCGGAATTACTGGACCACTAACTCTTTGTGCCGCTGCCTGCTGTACAGGTTGTGTACTCTTTGCGGCTTCTTGGGCACTACGCTGTGCGGCAAGTTGTGCCAAATCAACTGTAGGGCCTGCTTGTTGAGGTGCTCTTGCTGTTTGTACTTGGCTAGTATCAATTTGATAGGGCAATTTGTAACTTTGACCTTCAATGTTTACTTGCCTAGGTTGGCTATACCCAGTAGGAATTATAGGATTAGGAGTGTATCCTAATCGTGGCGCACCTGACCCTGCAAGCATTTGAGTCCCTACTGTACCCTGTGCTTCCGACAATGCTTCAGGGAAGCCACGACTAAAGCCTGCTGTTTTGCCTAATCGCTGTAATGAAGCCATTTGACCTAATCGTGCTGTTGGAGCAATCGCACCTCCGATTAATGCGCCTGGTATGCCGCCTATCAAACCACCTACTAATGCGCCACCCAATCCTGCTGTTCCAGATATTAAAGGTGACCCGCTTATATCACGACCTAATTGTTCACCAAAGGCTCTCATTGTTTCACCACGGTATGGAATCAATGTTTCTTTATTTGGGCCCTTTGGTCCCAAGTTTCTTGCTAGCATTTGTGACGGCGTAGCAAACATACTAGAACTGGGTCTTTGGCTTGCTTCTAATTCAGGTAACATACCAACACGCTGTTCAGGTGTTGCTTTCATAAATGGATCAACTTGCTTGCTAGGATAATATGTTTCCTGTAATGGAGCAAATGCTGTTTGTTGATTTCTTACATATTGTGGGTTGCGTAGACCTTCTCTAAATCCAGTAGCAACATTTCTTACAGGTTGCGTAGCAACTTGTGCGGCTCTACCAACTCCAGGAGCAACTGCTGTAGCACCTAAACCAACAACATCACCAACATAACTTTCAGGTAATCCTGTTGTTTGTGCTAAAGGTTGAATTACATTCTCGCCAATCGCTTGACCAGCATATGTACCTAACTGTCTTAATGGCGCACTTTCATATCCAGGAGTACCTGTTACGCCAAACATTCTACCCACAACATCTTTAGGGCTTGTACCTTCTTGTTGTGCTAGTCGTTCTGCTTCTGCTAATGGCTTGCCACGCAAACCACCATAGTATGCTCTTGCTAATGCTTTAGCACCTACATCCATAGTTCCAGTAACAGCATTTAATGCTGTGTCAGCCAAACTTGCTGTACTACGACCAAAGGTTTGTAACGGTGTTTCTGCTTGAACACTATACTTTGGCATTATATTAGTGCGAATGGCATTAGTTATCTGTTCGTCAGACATTGATTCTGGGAACTCAACTATGCCTACACCTGGAACTTCAATTCGTTTTGTCATTCTAATCGTCCAGTTGCTGGATTATACTTGCGAACCTTGCCAGGCGCCGCCTGTTGTGGTTGCTGTGCTGTTTGACTAGCAAGAGGTGTACCATACAATGGTTGTTGACCTAATTTAACACGGTTTCTGTCAATACCACGCTTGATGATATCTTGGAAGTCTTTTGCGGCAGCCCTAAATTCTCTTTCGCTCTGACTTGTACTCATGCGTTGAATTGCTTTGGTCGCTGTTTCACCCTCTAAGTTACTTAATGCGCCCATGCCACGCAAGTTTTCAATTGCTTGTAAGAAACTTTGACCTTGAATTTCTTTGAATCTAGCACTCCAGTCGGCTCTATCAGTTCCAGGAATAAATTGGAAGCCAGGTTGAACAGTTGCACCTACGCTAACTTCAAAACCAGGATGTGTAATAAGTT